GCGAGTTCAGTCAGAGCATCGTTGACTTCAAACACATCAGAAGAAGTGCTATCAATCGTGATCTCCAGTTTACGAGTCTCGCGATCCCAAGCAACAACACGACCAGTGGTGTTACCAGAGTTAGCAGTGAAGTAGTTATCTGCTGCCCAGTCACCAACCAGTGTGGAACCTTGCTTAAGAGTCAGGACAACGCTGTATCCATAAACCTTAGCGTAAGTGTTTGCTGCAGAGTATGCAACTTCAGCACCAACGGTGAATTCCCACTCAGCAGATGTAGGTTGTGCAAGATACACAATCTGATCAGCACCCGCGTCGGTCATTACGATGCGGAGGGAGTTACCAAAGATGCCAGGGTTACGTGCTGCCCACTTGTAGTTGTTGGAGGCAGTCTCAACTGTGTTCTCGTATGTATCAAGGTTTTTGATAATAGGAGCAGTAACACCAGTCGAGGTGGACTCGTTAATAGTTGTTTTGCTTGCTGTAACTGTTTGCTTAGTGACAGTAGATCCGTCAGTGTGTGCAGCAGCGGAAGTTCCGAGTTGTGCACGAGTAACAGTCAAGTCGTTACCTACAATAGCAGTAACGCGAAGAATTTCGTCGTCAACTCTAATGTAGTCGTTAGTTGTTACACCGAGAGATGCCACAGAAGTGACAGTCAGTGTTGTGTCAGCGTCGGTGAAAGTAGAACCCTCATTGATTGTGCTGACCGATGCGGTCGCTTCAATCAGAGTGATGTCCGATGCTGCGGCGTGAGAGGTTGCTGCGGTAGAAAGTTGTCCGCGAGTAACCTGTACGTCGTTACCACTTACCGACGAGATCGCCAAGATCTCAGCGTCGATGAGCAGAAGGTCTGCCACGTCAAAGTCAGTCGAATCTGCGACTGTAAGTGTGGTGTCTACTGCAGAGAAAGTGGTTACTGTGAACTGAGCAGTATCAATAGCGTTCTTAAGTGAAGCGTTATCTGCACGGATAACCTTAAGGCTACCGCCATACAGTAGATATTGTGCTGCTGAGAACCAATATTCGTAGTTATATTCGGTAGGTTTGCCGAAAACAGCGAGTAGTTCTGATTCAGAAGCGATGCTAATCACTTCTTCAACGGGTCCTTTCTCAAAAGAACCCACGATAGCGCCAACGTTATCAACCGTTGCGTTTACTACCGTTGTTAGATCTCTCTCCTTTACGACAACCCCAGGGGAAAGCTGCGTTGATGCCATCTGTAAACTCCTTGGAAGTATTCAAGTCTGATGCTGAAACTATTTAGAATTTTGGATGTTTACAGTGGGGAAATGGGACGTGAACGTACTACCAGTCAGGGTATTCCCAGATTGGACATTTCTCTTTACGTGATTGTTGGATTCTTTTTATAGTGCAATCCTTACACTCATATGAATATGCTGAGGGGATAGCTCCCCTGTCTTTTCTAGTTAAATAAAAATCATTCAATAGTTCTTTTACCTGACCACATGTACGACATTTCCTGTCAACGAAGAGTAAATGTTCTAGGTCAGGATTAAATGTCAATGTAAATACTCCCACATGTGGGACATGTCACCATAGTCACCAACAGTTTCGGCATTTGTCCATGTCTGTCCTTCAGGATCAGTGAATGTATCATCTTCTAGACCATCTGAAATAAATCCAAAGGGTGCCATGTCTGCTTCGATTGCTTCTTTCTGCTCCAGGTACATTCGATTTCTAACATCGGCGTCATGTAGTTCTCTGAAGTAATCAGTTAGAGCAACCCACGCAAAGATAACCAGACACATAGCAAGGTCATCATTACATCCCTCTTCTGCTTCCCACGCTTGTCCTCTCTGGATAAACGTAGTAAGTTCTGAGATGATCTCGTAGTCTGATAATTCTAATTTATCATCCTCAATCAATGCTTTCAGGTTAGAACATCCAGTCTTCTTAACTGTGGTAGTCATCTTGACACCTAGTTGTGTTTTACTACCAGAAAATCCCTGACCCACAACCTGTCCTGCACGTCCGCGCATTGCACACATGAAGAGGTTATCATATTCCAGATCAAACTGAAGAATATCCGCAACTTGACCACCAATATCATTAACTTCAATCATGACATACGCATGATTATATGCTTTCGCTACATCATTAATGACGTTAGGGAACAGTAATGGTTTGATTTGATTATTCCTATATTTTGCTACAAGTTTATAGGGTATGGTGGTGGTATCTATCACACAGAACGCACTATAATCCTTCGTGACACCACGCGCCACGTCAACAGTCATAACATATGTCTTACCTTCTTCTGGTTGTACATACACATCTAGTCCAGCATTCCTAGTTATTGGGTCTTCATAGACCATCGTTCGTAACTTAGATGCGGATATTAACGTGTCAACAGATCCAAGGAATTCGCATTCAAACTCAACTCGGAACTGTTCTTCTGATGTGTTTGCAATAGTTTGTTCTTTCCACTTGGCATCCCTTCCTGGGACTTCTGACCAGTGGACTTCTGTAGTTACATATTCGTTCTTACCTCTCTCAGCATCATGCCAGAGTTTGTAGAACATATTCATCCCGTGTGGGGTAGAAATGATAATAACCTTGGTAGATTTACCAGATGAAATAGTAGGATAAACAGAACTAAAAAATTGATCAGCAATATGATTTGGGATGAACGCAAATTCGTCAAGAAAAATGACGTTAAAAGACATACCCCTGACAGCAGAAGCAGAAGTAGATGCAGCCATGATCTTACTTCCATTCTCCAGTTCCAAACTACCTCTGTTCCACTGGGAGATTCCTTGCTGCAACCACTTGGGGAGGTTTTCATAAGACAGTTGAAGACGTTGTAGCATTTCCCTAGCAGTCGCCGCTTTGTTAGCGAGGATTGCTACGTTAACATTATCATTAAACAGCACATACCACAACAGATAGGAAGTCACAATAGTAGACTTACCAGACTGTCGTGGTAGTTTTGCAATATTAAATCTCTCAGCATGAAACTTCCTGGTCATATCAACCTGGAAGTCATACATTTCAAAAGGAATCAGACCTCTATCCAGAGAGATGATCTTGATATATTTCTGAATAAAATATACAGGATCCTGACTACATTTCACATACTCCTTAACCTGTTCAGGCGTAAAGTTGATAGCAACGTTCGCCTTTTTTAGATTAGGATTACCAAGATATATGTTATCGGTCGCCATTATTACTCTACAAGAGTTCCATAAGATCTACGGATTTCTCTAAGTTCTTCAAAATCCTTTTGTTTTGTACCTCCGTCATATGCCCAAGCATATCCTTCAGTAATCATTTGCTCATTAAGGGACACATCCTCGTCCCCGACATAAAGCCAACCGAGTAAGCGACCATACTTACCGACACCACCAACAAGTTCAGTCCTAATAGACAACTGATCATCACCAGAGAGAGTTGACTCCAATTTTTCTTTGAGCCAGTTTGTTGCGTCAATTCCAAGTGCTTTCTCTTCTAAATCACGAGTCCTCTTTTCAGGAGTGTCAACACCTGCTACGCGACTCGTCTTTTTTATATAGATCGAAACCTAAATCGATTGTAACATCAATAGTGTCACGTCAAGGACTCTATTAATTTCTGTTACTCTAAAGTTATAGCAGGATTTCCTGCTTGGTGGAACCATTGCGCCCATGATCGAACTCCTTTGCGTCTGCGTCTGGTGATGCTGCGATAATACCGATGATGAATGTTGCTGCGGCAATTACTGCACCAGCACCAGCAACCCAACGTTCCAGTACGCGAATACGTTCTGTAAGTTTTTCCAGATCTTCATTGGTACCATCAATACGTTGATGCACCATTTCAATGCGGCGAATAGAATTATCTACAGTGCTTTCCAGCACTGCAAGTTTAGTATCCTGCTCCGCATCTTTGTTTGTAAGGTCACTCATCTTCTAATTCATCGAATGCCATTCTCATTATATAGACAATGTAGTATGCTACTCCTGCAAGCAGGATTATTAGCATTATAATTATGCTCCAGGTAGGACTATTGTAATCCTCCAGGGGTCTCAGAATCAGGTTCACTTGGTCTGAAAGATATACTTATGTTATCTAGTCCTTCTACCTCAGATGGTGTTGATTTGTAGACAGTTTCCCAGGGATCAGGTATCTGTTCATCCCATTGTTTTTTAATTTCTTCCGCCTGTTTATCTACAGACGCCATCTCCATATCTACCCTGCCTGCAACCCACTTTTGCCATAACCATTCAATAAACCCTAGGGCAAGATGTTGGACGATGGGATTTTGTTTCTTTGCCCATCGTCTCATTTTAGTGAATGGTGTATCTACACCACCCCACTGGTATTCAAACTTGTGTTCAAATTTAGTCACAACTGTTTTTCTTGTTGAATTTTTTCCTACATGCTTTAACGTCTTTCAATTCGTCTTTGATCATTTGATAGGCATCTTCAGCTGAAATCTTCCTTGCCATCTCCATGGCAGAAATCATTTCTACT